CAGCCAGTTGGGGGTTGTGAAGATAGACCCCAGACCCTGTCCAAAGGACCGGGTCATGTAGTAAGGGAGGGCACCGCTCTTGGCATTGGCCAAGTGGGCTGCTGTCCGTTCTACTGTCTTGGACATAATCTCGGGGCTCATGCCCTTCAGATTTGGGGCCAAAGCCCTCTCAATCGAAGACATCTCCGTGAAAAACGCCCCCAGCATACCTGCCTCAATACCCCTGAACAAAGAGTGGGACTGCTGGATGTAGTCGACCGCCATGGGGGCCCCAATCACGTCCGACACTAGCTTCTCTCGGGGGGTTAGCCGGTCGTATGCTAGCTTAGCGTTCTTGTCCGTCGCCGACATGGACTGAAGCACCCGCAGAACTCCAGGCTTGTCTAGCCCATAGAACTGGTCGGCCAGGTCCGGGTTCAGGGTGCTCACCATTTCACGGGCGATGATGTTCGCAGTGGTGTTGAGCATCTTGCCGTTCAACCCGGCCCGGATAGCATACAGAACCATCTGCTGATAATCCGGCTTAGCCCCGTCCAGGATTGCCCTGCCCAGACTGGGGAGCTTCATAGCCATGATGGGGCTATGGAGCCACCCGGCCGCCTGAGCGCCGTACACCTGGCTCATGTGGGGCATGAAAGAGCCCAACAAAGCAAAGTTGCGGGTGAAGTCGTGTATCCGCTTAGCTCCTCGGATGAAGTCACTCTCCGTCACCAGGGCAGGGTTGAGCTGCTCCATAAAGGTCTTGTATAGCTCGGGGTGGATTAGGACGTCCCCCGCCTGTACAGACTTACCCCCCAGGATGGTCTGAAACCGGTCCATCCCAGGAATCTCACTAAACCTGCGGTAGTACTCTCCCCCGGAAGCTGGCACGGAAATAGGGCGGGTTTCCCCGTGAATGACCAGAGGACGGACTAGCTTCCCATCTCCCGTGAGGTCGGCCATGGTGGTCATACCCTCGTCTAGCACCCGCCGCCAAGAGACCGCGTTGATGGACGCCTTAAGCCGGGCAAAGACCAGGTTAGGAATATCCGTGGAGTGCTTCACGAACAGGTAAGCTGAAGTCATTTTATCAACCTCGGCTGCCCGCTTGACAAACTCCTTGGGGTTAGTCTCCTTGAGGGTCGTATAGTCGTCCCTCGCCATCCCCTTCAGGGTAATGAATCTCTCCTCAAAGGGGAGATTGGCAAATTCTGCCGCCAGCATCCCCGACTTCATCTCGACTTCCTTCATTCGCGCCATGTTCGCTTCTCGAAGAGCCTTCAGGGTGCCGAATTCACGGATTTGCTCCGCTGCCAGGTTCGTAGTGAACCGGCTCACTTTGGGGCCGCCTTCTGCAGACATCTTACTAGCCTGCCCAATCGCATCCGGGAATACCGCATGAAGGTAGAGCTGGCGCATGAAGTCCCCTAAAAGGGGGTCCATTTCAATGATTCTTTCGGAAAGGCCCTTGGCCTTATTGGCAAAAGCTACAACAGAGTCAACCTTGTCGGTATTGCCATCTCCAGCCCACTTCCTCCGGTATTCGCTGAGGGGGATGGACCCCTCTAGCACGTCCCCGGTATCTCGGAGGAATTCCTCTTTGTCGAGCTTGGGATTTTCTTTCCGTAGAGATTCAAACACGTCAGAGACATGTCGAGCATACTCCGGTTGAAGCTGATGGTGAACGTAGTCTAGCGCCTGCTTTTGCTTGTACATTCGGTCAATTGAACCTACCGACCATCCCTTGATGTTCTCCGGGGTCACGTACCCATCCGGGTTCAGAAGCCGGTGAAGCTGCTCCCGGCCTTCTGAGTGGACCATGGCGGCATCCAAAGACTGCCATCCGCCCATACCCTCGAAGAGAGAGTCGATGTTGGCATTCAGCTCGGGATTGTATTTGGCATAATTGGCAATGCCCTCCACCAGGTTCTGTCGGGTGGATTCCAAGACTACAGGGGTGATGGGGGCGTTGGCTCGGGGAGCCCACCCAGTGGCATCCTCCCCAGGTCCGAAGGCAATCTGCTCCCCTCCCTTACCCTTCTCCGCCCCCTTACCCCGCACCAGGGCTCGCAGGTCAGCAATACGCGACAACTCCCCCCGAGCCAGGTCGGAGAATGCGGTAGCTGCATCCTCGTTGAATTTGACCCTACCCCCCTCATAGGTAAACCCGTCCCGCAGAAGAGTAGACCGCTGAAGGGTGTTGGCCAGGGACTGGGCTACGTAACTGGGGTTGTATGCCAGGTCTGTGTAAGCCCCCAGACGCTCCGGCCCAGACCGCTCCGTGCGGGCATCTTCCACGAACTGCCCACGCGAAGCGTCGGAAATTGCAGTTGTTTTTTCTTTGGTCTTGTCGATTTTACTTTCTAGCTCTGCTAGGGACTCCTTGCGAGCTGCCTGAGAGACGAAGTCTCCCCGGCCTACGTCCACAACCGGGAGATGGGACGAACCCACCCGTTCCGCAGCTACTGCCTTCTCGTACAGCCGGTAAAACGGGGACGGGTCACCACCCTCCCGAGCAGCCCGCACAGCATCCCCCAGAGACTCAATGCCAATCTTGCCCTTGTCCAGATGGCGGGTCAGGATGTCCGCAGGGATAGCATCTCGCCGCAAAACAGAGGAGTCCAGGCCAACTCGCTCTCCGACCTTTTCCAGGTGGTTGATGAGAACTCCCGGGCGGACCATTGCCACCTTGTGGAGTCTCTTATTTCCTACCGCATTGTAGTCATAAGGCAGCTTGACCTCCGCCCTATTCAGGAAGTCCTCAATATTCTTGAGGGCTTTTTCCCCGCCCACTGCAGTAGAGGAAGGGCGCACAAAATTGCGAGAGGGCTCCGATTTGTTGTTACGAAGGCTCTCTAGCTCGAACAAGTCCCTCTGGTAATCATAGTTGTAGTCAGGGCGCAGTTCAGAAATGGTGGGGTCGATAGCCTTGGCAACTGACCAGAGCACCCTACCATAGGCAGAAGAAGGGTCCTGAGAGGACCGCAGGAGCTTGAACGACTCCGTAGCCAGGTCCTCACGCATCCGCTCGAAGCAGGCTACCGCCAAATCCTTGCTGACCGGCTCCCCTAGCCCGGCAAACTTGGCTCCAATGGCTTCCGAAGCCCCCCGAGAAGCAGCCTCCATAACCTCTGTAGGGATGCTGAAGGAGGACTTGATGGCGTCAGCAAAGAGCTGCTTGACGTAAGGCTCGTTAGCCATGACCGACCGGTAATCGGGTCGATTGAGGACCTCTTTTACTGCCCCAAGCGCCCGAGTATGGGCATCCCCCATCAGCGAAGCGGCAAGCTCCTGCTGCTGAAGGAGGTTCTGGGCTTGCTCCGCCTGAGCCTTGAGCGTAGGCAACCCAGTAACCGGGTCGTTGACGAGCTTGTTCAGGTAGTCCGAATATTCCTTTACCTGAGCCACTTCCGGGTTAGCAGACTTGAACTCGTTGACCTGCTTCAGGGCATCCCGGTAAGCCCCCTCCGCCTTTACCTTTTCTGCGGGGGGAGCTGAGGTAGCGGCTTTCTGCGCCGAGTCTGCGGAGTCCAGCAGTACCTTAAGCTGATTTGCTTTTGCGTTGAAGTCGGGGATCCCCAGCTTCTTTGCTTCGACGGTTTTCTGCACACTCTGAACGGCGGATTCCGCCGTTTCATACTTCTGCTGATACTGTGCGGCCGATTTACGGACGGTGTCGACATGCCCCTGAAACTGCTGAACGGCGTCGTCCCCGGCCATTTTCATTACATCCGCATTGGCCAGCTCCGATGCCTGCACCTGAGTTTTCAGATGGTCCCGCCAGGTTTCGACGACAGACTGTCGGAGCTTGCCCCCCAGAATCTTATCGTCAAACGCAGCAAGGGCGGCATTGCCTGCGGCAAGCGCCTTCTGTCCTGCAGGGGAGTTCGCCAGAGCTTTCAGCAAGGTGGAACCAGAGGCCAGTCCCCCCAGTCCCCCAACTCCTGCACCAATCCCTACCCCCTGCGATACAGCATCCTGAAGGGACATATCCTTGCCCAGCAGGATCTGATCCAACCCAGCGGCCTTGGCCAAGGAGGCTGCGATCCCCCCAGTTGTGGCGCCCGTGATACTCCCAGCTACGGCACGTCGGACTGGGGAGACTGACTGAGCGATCTCCTGTACGACTTTAGTCGTATCCCACACCCCGTGAGCTGCCAGTCCCGAAAGGCCGATGCCGGTAGGCATAGCCACTCCCAAAGCTAAAGCAACTCCAGCATTCAGCATCCCGGCTTGAACTGCTTCATACAGTCGAGTGGTGCCGGGCTTGTTCTGTCCCGCTGCCGTAGGGTACCACACTTCGTCCATCAGATGGGACATGGTCCCTCGCCCAAAGGCATCGGCAGCCAGGCCCGTGAGAAGAGCTGCTCCCCCCTTAGCTCCCAGGGCGGATGCGCCTTCGGCTGACGCCATCCAGGCCCCGGCCCCCTCCAGGCCAGCCACCCCCTCGGGAATCCACTTGAAGAACCTACCGATACCTCCTGCGATAATGGGGACTGTCTTAGACATAACAGCCCCACCTAGCCCGAAATCTGCTAGGTGCATCAGACCCGACTGAAGGGAGTCACCGTGCTCCTTCGCGTCCTTTATGAACCCGGATTGGGGGGTTGCCCCGAAGGAGATGTGGTGAATGAGCTGCTCCACCAGTTCCAGGGCCCCAGAACCGGCCTTCAGCCCCATCGAGGTAATAGCCCGAGCAGAGGCGCCAGAAGCGTCTGAAGAGTTGCCAATGGCGTCTAGGACCGTTTTGGTGGTATCTCCCCCCAGGAGCTGCCCAGCCAGGGTGTTGGGGCTGAGGAGAGCGGCCAAGCCAGTGGCATTTTTGGGGTCGGTGTCCACCCTGTTCCAGTTGTTTAGGAACTGGGTCAAGTTGGTAGTCCCCAAGGTGTTGCTCATCATCCTCTGGAGCATTCCCTTGGAATCGTCCTGGATTGCTTTCATTTCTGCTGCTTGGCCTGCATCAATCACCCGGGGGTCGTGACTGTACCCCCCGCCGGAGAGAATGGCTCTCTTCGCGTCGTCTACCGACTTGATGCTAGGGTCGATGTCGTGCAGGATGTTGTAAACGTACTGCGCGGTTTCCCCATAGACCTTGCCAGAAGCCAGCATCTTCTCTAGCCCCCCGGGGCCAGCGTTGTACGCGGCAGCTAGCCGGGCATACGAACTGCCGACGAGTTGACCGTGGTTGGCTTTGAGCTGAGCCAGATACTTGGCCCCGTAAATGTCCTGAAGTCGGGGGTCCCTCTTGATGCTCTCGACAGATACCCCATCTTTCGCAGCCATCTCTGCGGCTGTGTCGGGCATCAGTTGGGTTCTTCCAAAAGCTCCTGTCTGGGAAATGGCATGTGGGTTTCCCCCAGACTCAGCACGTATGAGTCCCTTAAAGAAAGTAGGGTCGATATTGTGCTGTAGCGCAGCCACTGTTGCCTGATCATCCGAAGCGGCTTGCTTACGGCTAACTGGAGAGACAGGTTCCAGAGGAGTGAATGATTTGTAGTAATCTGAATTGGGGTCATCGTTTGGAGTCCTTTCCCGCAAACGGAAATGCCCCTGGGGGTTGCGCCGCATAGCGTTGTTCTCGTTCCCCCACGCGAAGTGAAGATGGGGGTTATCCCCAGCCGCCTTAGGGGTGCCGTCCGGGAGGTATCGCAGCTCATTGAGCATGGACCCAAATCCTGCCGCATACCCGTATTCCCGGCCATACCGCAGCTCCTCCTCAGGAGAGAGGAACTTTCCGTCCTTGTCCAGGATGCGTAAATCGACGCCCTCCCCATGACCGTGGAAGGTCTTCGAGTTGCTCCGATACCCTGAAGTGATGGCAACCTGGTGCCCGTTACGGTCGGCCATTCGACTTAGGTTGTATGCCCCGTCCAACACCATATCCTTGAGGTGGGACACGTCTACACCCTTCTCGGCTCGAGACTGCACGTGGGCTAGCTTGATATGCCTCGGAACGTCCGCAGAGGGGGTGAGCCCGGCCATAGCTCCGCCCATACCCGGGCTGGGGGCGCGTTCCACCCCTGGGGAGAATGCCTGGGAGTACAGTGCGTCAGTGGTGCCTTGAGAGGATGCGCCACCGAAAGCCTGGTCGTACAGGTGGGAGACCCCGGGAACGGCGGAGGAACCCCCTCCTCCGGCACTGGACCCGGCCCCGGTACTTTCGAGAAAAGTCTCTTCAGGGAGAACCTCCGGGGAGGTCTCGTTAGGGGTTTCCGGTAGCTGGTCCATTCGGGGCTCCTTTTTTGCCCTGATTATACCAGAACTCGACCGCATTACAGAAGTAGGGGGCCACCCGCTTTGCGTCTGCCTGGCTGTAGACTCCTCCGCGCATTAGCTGGGTCACCATATCAGACTCCAGCTTCCGCCGCTCTGGGAGGGGGTGGTGATTGGACAAAAACAAATTAGCCAGAGTCTTCGAACGGCCCAGGTCTTCTGGGCGAAGGTGGTCCTGGCCGTTGGAAATGGTAACCCCGGACATAGCGTAAAACGGCTCCGAGTTCTCGGGAGTGCCCCCATATTGCCGAATAATACGGTCAGCTAGCTGCTGCCGGGCGGGGTCATTTCGAGCCAGGCGCATTTGGTCTTGGATTTTGTCCATGCCCTTCGTCATTTCCGCAGCCCGCTCCTGATAGATGGTCATCTCGTTCTTGGCGTTCAGAAGCTCTGTCTTCAGAGCTTCCCGAGCTTCTGGCAGCAAGGTGGTGGACTCTAACTTGAGGCGAGTATCTTGGGCCTTCATCCGAGCTGCCATGAGTTTTTCCTGATAGGATTCGACATTCTTGGCCATGACAGCCCACTGCTTCTCCGGTTCCCCATACTTCGTACCCAAAGCAGCAGTAACAAAGGCCAGATTGTTGACTTCAATTTCCTGCTGGGTCTTGGTCAGGTGGAGCTTGCCCATCTCCATCTGCTGCTCGATAGTCGCCTTGGCCAGCTTGAGCTGTTCCGGCAGCAGTTTAGCCATCTCCTCTGCCTGAGCCAGAGCAAGCTTACCCATAGCCACCTTCTGCACCAACTCCTGATGGAGCAGCGGGGAATTCTCCTTGAGTTGCTTGGTATGCTCCTCGATCTGAGCGGTGACTGCCCGAGTGTGGGCCGTAGCTGCCTCTATCCCAGGAACTTTGGCCCGGGCTTCATCTACGGCATAAGGAGCTATGTCAGCTTCTAGCTTAGCCTTGGTGGCATCCGAGGAGATACGCATAAGGGAGGTTACCGTCCCGAGCATACCGTTGACGTCCTTGCCCGCTACCATTGACTGAATGAGGTTGCTGGCTGCCGCCATATCTACAACAGACAGGTTCTGGCTAGCCGCCCAGCTAGCTGCGTCCTTGGCCGACTGAGCGAACACATCGCCCGACCCAGGGAGCTGCTTGTTGAGAGCCGCCTGAACTTGCATGAGTGCCGCAGGGTTACCTCCCAAGGTCGACATCCAAATCTTCGAATAATCCCCCCAGGTCATGCCCCGGAGCCGGTCAGTGGGAATCCCCGCCTCTGCCTGAAGGTGCGCGAAATAGTCGTCAGACGTACCCTGTAGGGCGGTCGACATCATCATCGCCGTCTTTAGCTGGTCTTGTCCTTGGATACCCTGCTCCCCGTTGTTCCTGCGAACTAGCTCCAAGGCCCCCTGCAAACGCATTCCCTGGGCGCGGAGCCGCTGAAAGGCGGTTGGGGCTGCCTGGTTGAGGGCCATAGCCGTCTGGGGTACTTGGGGAAGAGACTGGTTGAGGAGAATCTTCTGGTCCTCCGTTGCTGGAGGGGACCCGAAGGGGGAATAGGGGGGAGGGGGGGGAGTCGACACCCCAGTCAGCTCCTGGGTGGGGCTAACCGCCTGCCCGGCATCCGGGGCGGCTGGCACAGCTTCCCCAGTCAGCTCCTGAGTGGGGCTAGCCGGAGGCGTCTCTGCAGGCACTGCAGGGGCAGGGCTGTCCTCCCGAGCAACCTGAAAGGTAGGCTCGGGGGCTGCGGGGGGAGCCTGTCCCTGCAAGGCGTCAAAGTTTTTTTGAGACTCGTCCAGGATACGCTGCTGGGACGGGGACAGGGACAACCCCTGGCTCGCCAGTAGGTTAGCATTTTTGGCTGCTCTGATTTTGTTTTCCGCCCCCAAGTGGGCGTCAATCCAAGCCTGCTGCTCTGCCGGGTCGTCAATCCCCGCTTCAGCCAGTTGGGCCCTAACTGCTTCCTCTCCCCCTTGCTCATACGCGTGGGAATAGCCCGCATTCTTCTGGTCTTCCAACTTTTGCTGAAGGAGTTCTTTTTGCGGGTCGGGGTTGATCTCATCGGAAATCAGCCCCGCAGCCCCGTGTAATGCAGCCCCTCCCAGTTCCTTGGCTGCCTCAACAGCCAAGCCGGTACCTAATCCGACGCCTACGCCGAATCCGATATTCCTCTGAGGGGGGTAGATGACTTGGGGGCTTGCTATTTGCATGACTACTCCTTACCGATTTATCGCCCAGGACTTCTTACGCCTAGCGGGACCTGGGATGGTATATCCCTTTTATGCCCCTTTTTTGCTGCCCCTTTTTGGGCTCCTTGACGTTACCCGCAGCTAGCTCAGACTTGAGCGTATCCATGTTTTCCTGAGCCGCCCGCAGGCTAGACTCCCGAGCTTTGTCGGTCGGGACTACCCGGCCCTTTTTGCCAATATCCGCCTGTTTCTGAAAGGCCGCTTGCCTTTCAGCGTTGAGGGTGACGTTGTCCAACGGACCAGCCCCGTGATAGACATACCCGGGGTTCTTAACCCCCTTCAGTGCAGCCTCGGTTCTGGGGTTGCTCATCTGGGACTTGGTATCGGCCGGGGGGTTGGTGTAGCCGGTATTTTTGGGGGCATTGGGGTCGGGTGCTACCTTGGACGGCTCGCCCTTCATATTGGTCTTACCCAGACGAGCGTTAGCAGCCTCCGCAGCGTCGGCCCGGAGAGCCGCAGCTCGTCTAGCTGCGACCCCTTTGAGTCCTTTAGCCCCAGCAGCAGCGGGGGCTGCAGCCAGCAGGTCTTCAGTTACCCCCTTAGCAGTTTCTTTAAGATTACCCTGTTCCGCTGCAGATAGTCGCCCCCCTACCCGGGCCAGAGGCCCTAATCCCGACACTTCTCCCAAAGTATCAATAGGGTGAGTCACTGCTTGCTTACCCAGCGCAACTACAGAATCCACAGGATGGCGTAGAGTATCTAGTACTCCTTGCCCCGTATCCTGAACTCCCTCAATAGCTCCAGCCAGAATTGGATGACTACTGCCCTCACCTGCCCCAGAAGTGCGCACACCGCCTGACAAGTCCTGCCCTAGCCGGGTTCCGGGTGATTTATACGACCCGGACAGGTTGGGGGACCGGCGGGAAAGGTCCAACACTTTGGAGGGATTCGTTTTAGGAGATTCCGCTCCCTTAGGGGGGTTGCCCCCCTCTTTTAGGGCATTGCCCACCGCC